TGAATCATTTCGTGAAGAAAGTCGGCTTCCATTTTCGCCTGTGCGTTCGGACAGATACGGATAACCAAGTCGGTATAGGAGATTTCGCCGGAGTAATTCACATTACCCAAGTCGAGCTTGTTCGTGATTTCCACGCCGTAAACCTTTGCACCGATTTTCAGCTTTTCGGGTATCGTCATTTCCTGTACCTCTTTTCTGCGGACTGAATCCGCTCGTAGATGTCCTCAAGGGACTCCGTAACCACGATATAATCCTCCTCGCCGCCAGTAAAACAGACGGTATTTCTACCCTGTACGCAGGTGACAGCGGTGACGAGGTTGAGATTTACAAGCACCTGTCCGATAGTCGGGTTTGTAAGCCAAATGAACATTATTACACCTCCTCAATTATCCACATTCAGAATGATACACGGCTTCCAGTATGGGTCATATTCGGCAACCGTTTTCTTCACGAGAGCGTCAAACTCCTCATCAGTGTAATCACCATCGGCAAGAGAGTCCGCGACAGCTTCCTCGAACTCGTCCCTATCGGTGTAGCACATACAGTCGTTGACCGTCTGAGTGCAGTCGAGAAATTCTCCCTTGTACGCCTTGATGTAACTACAACTCATATAGGGATAATCCCCGCTATTGGCTTCCTCACCCGCAAAGACGAGAAGTGGGAGGGCGGGGTTCTCGCGGATAAGCTGACGCAGTTCATCAGCAGAATGGAGTAGCCCGGTAGGGTGGCGTTCATCGTTTGTCATTCTAATCTCTCCTTATCATCTCTCGCACCCACAAGGGCGGCGAGTTCATTCATAAATTCATTTGCGCGGTCGGTGTCGATAAAAGAGCCGTACACCGTACAGGTGTTGCCTTTTTCTACACAAAGACAGGGCTTTTTCCTGTCGGGAAAACGGTATGCTCCGATTTTTACACTACCGTCCACTGTCAGCACTCTTGGCATTATTTGACCTCCTTTAGTGCGGCGGCAAGGCGTAGGCAAACGCCAACATGGTATGCAATGCACTCCTCGCCAATGCACGGGTAAAAACACTGTGAGGTAAAATCACCCTGTCCTCTTAAAATCGCCTTATGCTCATCGGTATATACTCTGTACGGGCAGGACTTAAAGCGTCCTTTCTCGTCTAAGCAAGAAGCGTTCATTTATACTACCTCCTTGAGCTTCAAGCCCCAATAAATCATAAACCCGCTCGATGTTGATTTGCGGTCAAACCATTCGGGGTGGCGTTCCATCTCGGCGTTGAACTTCCGCGCCGACAACACATACGCACCCTCAGACTTCGCCCACAGCTTGAACGCTTGATACAGGTCTTTTGCCTTGATAATATTGTTCTTAGTGTCAGTCCTGTTGTCAGAGTAGTCGGTCAGTCGTACACAGCGGTTTTCAAGGAACTGTAACACAAGGTCGTTGTCCCGCTCATACCGCTCGACCACCTCAGACAAGTTCTTGGACATTGTGAGACCGTTTTCTTTGTACTTGATATATCCGCGCACAAGCCACATGAAAATTCCGCTCATAGCTTCCGTGGAGGTCAGCTCGTCCTTGAGGTGAGTGTCCTGCTCCTCCGGCGTAAAGTGCCGATTGAACTCAATCACCTTGATACGCTGAGAAGCGAACAGGGACTTGTCTGTAACCATCGGCAAGTCGTTACAGGAGAGCCACAGGGTAAATTGAGGGCGATAGGTGATAGCGGTCTGATAGAGCGCACGAGCGGAAATTTCCTCGCCACCTGTAAGCTGTTTGATTTTCTCCTCGTCCAGTTTGCCGTACTCGTTGCTCTCGCTCATCGTAACAAACCGCTTGCCTTTCAGTCCGGCAAGGGTAGGGGAAGCGGCTTCCGCGTCTTTCTGTCTGTCACCTCGGCAAATCATACCGACAGGGGCAACCTTGGCGTAATCCCCAAGCATATACTCAATGGTGTTGAGCAGAGTAGACTTGCCGTTGCGGGTTGTTTTACCGTGGAGGATAAACATACACTCCTCGTTGCTCATGCCAAGCATGGAGTACCCAAGGGCGCGTTGCAGGAAGTCGGCTTTATCCTTATCGCCCTGTGTGACCTCATCAATAAACCGCTCCCACCGCTCACACTTTACATCACGGCGTACCGTGTGCCGGAAACGGGTCTGCATGGTGAGGAAATCGTCCCACCGTGGTTCACGGAACGAGTAATCCTCCGAAGAGTAAGTACCGTTGAGACAGTTGATGAGGTAGGGGTTGGAGTCGAAATCTGTAGCAGAAATGCGGAGTTCACCCGTTGCGTCCTTGAGTATTCGGTCGCGCATACGCCTGTCACCCATCTTGTTCACGAACGAGGTGTACGCCTTGCGGGTATCATCGTCCGTAATCTCGCCACAGTAGAGAATCATCAAGCGAACAAAGTCCTTGATTTTCTCAGAGACAAGGATTGCGCCCTCGTCCTTACGCCACGCACCCTCAAAGTAGGTGTACCAACTTTTGTGTTCGGTGCAGTACCGCGCTTCTCGGTTGTAGAGCATACCGAACAGGTTTGCCATACCCATTTCAGACCACTCAAAGCCGGAGGAGGTTTCGTCTGCCCGTTCGGGGTGATAGGACTTGATAATATACATTTTGTCGGACAGGTCTTCGTCCATAATGCACCTGCCGTTGCTCAGTTCAAAAAGTTCTCTGTCACCTGCCATCTCTAATCACCTCCACATACGGTAATTGTTTCAGAATTTTGCAGAACTCCCGCCACTCGTCCAGTTTGTGACCCTCGCGGTAGTCGAGCATATTCATCACATTTTCATAGGTCATGCTGACTGTGCGCCGCTGATTGTAACTGGACGGGAGGAGCTGAATCATCTGCCACCAATAGCGTTTATCTTTGGTTTCAAGAAACTTGTTCCTTGCATTGTTCAACCTTTCGATGGTTTTCCCAAAATAAACTGTATTTTCCGCAAGTAGATGTTCCACGGAAAAATCTCCAATGGTAAATTCCTTTGCGGCGATTTTGTGCATGGTGGAGCAAGAATTAGCGGTCGTGCCTACCTTGTAGGTGTCAAACTCTTTCCACCAATAGAGCGGAGCAGTGATGTCCATGACTGCAAAAATCTGTCTAAGGTACTTTCTATGCGGCTGACCTCCAACATAAAGCTGACGCATGAGCTTGAGGTCATTCTCCCCGATTTTTACGCAGGGATAGGTTCGTGCCGTGTCCATAGCGTAATCGGGGACATAATCCTCGAATGAGCTATCCGACCTCGACCAACTGTTCAAGGGGTTTCTCATACCACGGATAGCGTGTTCAAAGCCCCAAGTGTCTATGTTTTCTACTTTAATCATCGGTTGTTTCCTCCCATCAATTTATCAAGAATTTGCTCGTATAGAGATTTGTAAAGGTCTCGCTCCACCTCTGCGTGTGAGCTTTCCTGCGGCGCGGTTTCCTCAATCCCCCCCCCCCCAATGGGCGAGGAGTCGCTGATACCAAGGGACACTCGTAGAGCGTTGTCGATGTTTTTCAGCTCTTTTGTGGTGCAAGACTTAATAAATGTGGAGAGCCTGTCTTTCGATACCGTCTGAATGTTCTCGCAGAGGGCAGTGGACGGAACACGGCACATCACAGGGACATGGGTGGGGAGCGGCTTCTTTTCCTGTGAGGTCAGAAATACAATCTCCACATTCGGAGAATACTTGTTGTTTGCGTCATTCGACACAATCACGCCGGGTCTCCCCGCTCTTTGCTCAAAGCCAGTGACCGTATAAAACGGCGTTATGTAGAAAATGTCCCCACGGTAATACTCAGTCATTTCATAAACCTCCTTAATCTTATTGAGACTATTTCTTGTCTCTTTATGATTGGAGTATAACACGAAAAAGATTATCTGTCAATATCATTTGTGCAATTATTTATCTTTTTCGTGTTATCTCCATCTGAACCTGCCGGATAATGATTTCTCCGTCAACATCGGTGAGAAAAGTAAACCAATCGGAGCGGAAGAACCGCTCACATTCCTTTATGCCGGAGGTGTTTTCATCGTCCAACGCAGTACGGTAATTCTTGACCGCTTGCAAAATGATTGCGTTTATAAGCGCGTGATAGGGTTCATATTTCATCGTTTGTACCGTGTCACACTGTTACAGATTGTTTGTATCTCACCCCTGTCAAGAGGAGGGTCACAGGCAACCGTGTTACAGTAAAGCAGTTCGTCATATATCTGTTGCTTACTGTAGCCTTGATTGTGGAGCATACCCGCAAGTGAGGTCAGACAGATATTGCGGCTACCGTTCGGGATTCGAGGATAGACAGGACGGAGCTTGATACGATTGTTTTCGGGCATTTCCCATATCGGGCAGTAGATACGACCACCATAAGCGGCAGTATCTTTTTCTCGCTGAGTTTCGGGAAAATACTTTTCGACAATATACTCAATCGCGCTCTGATTTTCTTCGATAGAGCGAAATAGAAGTGTATCACCCGTCATAATGAAGTACCGGGAGGACTTGTAAATCTCAACACCTGCAAGGTTGTTCTTGCCCTTGAACGGCAAGTCCCCTTTGAGCAGGATATGAAATCCGCGACCACTCTTGGATTTCTCCGTGTAGCTTCGGCATTTGCCGATAATATCTGCCGCAAGAGGAGAAAGAAGTCCGTCCTCGTCATAACCCGTGTCGATGTCCACCCCGACAAATCCGTTGTCGTTAAACACAAACCCACAGTAGTCGTAATGACCGTCTGAAACCGATTTGTGCGCGGTATCGAAATCAGCCCATGTCTGCGGATTAGTGGAGGACGCGGCTTCATTCTCCCATGCTTTCATCGGGACTTTGCTATTGCCACGAGTACAAACCCACTGATTCAGTTTTTTTAGTTCCGCAGGTATGTTCTCGTAGCAGTTCACACAAGTCCCCTCCTTTTTGCAACTTTGCGTTCAAGCTCATTTACGAGCTTCCAAAGAA